CGGCTCGTCGCGCGGGCTGTGCGGGGGCTCCTGGTCCTTCGGCGACATCTTCCTGGCCTCCTCGTTCCGCTTCGACGTCGACCCGTCGTACGAGGACTTCTACGTCGGGTTCCGTGTTGCCAGCGTCCCTGAACCAAGTTGCGTGGTCCTAACGATACTCGCCAGCGGGATGTTGGTGACTCGCCGGAAACGCTGATTGTTCCCTTTGACTCTTGATCCCTTTGTCCTTTGGAATGTAGCGGCGGTCTATGACCGTCGTTGCCATTGTGTCGCCAAGGAGCTTCTTCATCTCATGGGCACCGACACTCATAGAGCGCCGCCACCGCCGCCGCAGGCGGTCGATTTTTTTTTCTGCAAAAAATGAAGCCGCCCGGAGCTGACGCGCCCATCGTACTGGTGAAATGGTATGGCTACGCCAAGTGGGTGCTGGAGCGGGTGGAGGGCTTTCCCAAAAGCCAGCGCTTCATTCTGGGCCAGCGCTTGTCCAATCATGTGATGGATGTGCTGGAGTCCTTGGTGAAGGCCAGTTATGCCAAGGACAAGACGGAACTGCTGGTAAAGGCGAACGAAGGCATTGAGATGACGCGCTGGGTGGTGCGCATGGCGCATGACCGCAAGCTGCTGGCACCGAGGCAGTTCGAGTTCAGCGCACTGCAACTCAATGAGTGCGGCCGGATGGTCGGCGGCTGGTTGAAATCTAAAAAAAAATTCCCAGTGAGAAGAGGTTGAATAAGGAAGGCAGGAAAGCAGGAATCAGGATCATTCCACTTTTTTCTTTTCCTGCTTTCCTGCTTTCCTCATTCCTCCAATGGCGCACACCTACAATAACCTCCACCCGCAGGTCTGCGCGTTGGAAAACGTGATGGCAGCCGCCCGCACGGCCATGCGTGGCAAAATGAGCGGAGCCGCCGCCGCCCGCTTCCATGCCCGTTGGGAGACGCACGCGGTGCGCCTGCACGAGGAACTCACGACGGACACCTGGCGGCCCGGCCCCTACACGTATTTCGACATTCACGAGCCGAAGCTGCGACGGGTGGCGGCAGCGCCGTTCCGGGACCGGGTGGTGCATCACGCGCTGGTCCGGGTGTTGGAACCGTTATTCGAGAAGAAGTTCATCGAGGACAGTTTCGCCTGCCGGAAAGACAAGGGCACCCACGCCGGAGTGCGGCGCTGCGCGCAATACGCCAGGCGCTTCCCGGTGGTGCTCAAGTGCGACCTGCGGCGGTATTTTGCCAGCATCGACCATGACATTCTGCTGCAACGCATCGGCATGACCGTGGCGGACGCGAGGATATTGGCCCTGATCCGGAGGATTCTCGACAGCCATGAGGATGGCCGGAAAATGGAATGGGGTGCGGACTTGTTTGATTGCCGGGTGCGGCGCCACGGCTTGCCGATCGGGAATCTGACCAGCCAGTTTTTCGCGAATATCCATTTGGACGGCTTCGATCATTTCGTGAAGCAGGAGCTGGGGGTGAAGGGTTACGTGCGCTACGTGGACGATTTTTTGCTGTTTGCGGAGAGCAGGGAACAGGCCCGTGAGTGGGGCCGCAAGGCGAGGGCGCATCTGCAAGCCCTGCGGCTGACAATCCATCCTGACAAATACCGGGTCTGCCGGACGGCGCGGGAGGGCGCGGATTTCTGCGGGTTCGTGTGTTATGCCAATGGCCGGATCAAGGTGCGCGGGGCGAGCGTGAGGCGGTATGTGAACCGCTTGGGGCGGTTGAAGGAGAGCGGCACGGTGGCTGAAATCGGGGCGAGCGTGCGCTCCTGGATCGGCCATGTGAGCCATGCGGACACTTGGCGCTTGCGGGCGGCGGTGCTGGGTGGCAGAAAACGGGTGCGGCATCCCGCGTGAAAATGTCCGGCTCGTCGCGCGGGCTGCGCGGGGGCTCCTGGAACAACAACGACAACAACCTGGCCTCCTCGAACCGCAACAACAACGACCCGTCGAACGAGAACAACAACAACGGGTTCCGTGTTGCCAGGCCCTTGAGGGCATGTAAAGCCTTCCCTTCGGTGAGATCATGGCGGCGGAATTCCTGCTGCCATGCGGTGCCGGGTTCAGGGACCAGCGGGATGTCGCGAGCGCTGCCGGAAACGCGCAGCGGTCAAATAGGAACAACGCCGGAGGCGGCTGGTAGCGCGAGCGAACGCCGTCTCCGGCGAACCCGCGTTGACACCGCAGACCGGGCGTGAACCCGGTTCTTCAAAATAGCGAGTGGCTGATCCAGCCCGAGGCCCTGCGCGCGATGGCGGCGGCGTCCCGTTCGTTCCTTGACCGTGGCACCGCACTGCCACAACCCGGCCAGTCTAGCCCGCTCCTGAGTGTCGAGGATGGCATCGGCGTGGTGGCCATCGACGGCCCGATCATGCGCAAGCCCGACGTTTTCGCCCGCGTGCTTTTCCGCGCCACCGATTCCAACATGATCGGCGACGCCCTCCGCGAGGCCGGGGCGCGTGACGACATCAAGGCGGTGTTTCTCGACATCGACTCGCCCGGCGGCACCGTGGCCGGTACTCCCGAACTGGCGGCAACCGTCGCCTCCATCAACGAACGCAAACCCGTCTATGCGTTCTCATCCGGCCTGATGGCATCGGCTGCCTACTGGATCGCCAGCCAAGCCCGCGCCATCTACGCCACACCATCCGCCCAAGTCGGCTCCATCGGGGTCGTGCAAGCCGTGATCGACGACACCGCCGCGCTCGATGCCGAGGGAATCAAGGTGGAAGTGTTCTCCGTTGGCAAATACAAGGCGATGGGGGCACCCGGCACGCCCCTGACTGACGACCAGCGGGACCTGATCCGCTCCAACCTCGCGGAGATCGCACAGGAATTTCATGCCGCCGTGTTGGCGCGGGGTCGCTCGATTCCAGCCGAGGCGATGGAAGGCCAGACATTCAGCGGGCGGCAGGCCCAGCGATTCAACCTGGCGGGCACTGTCCCCGACCGCGCCGAAGCGATGCGCCGCCTGCGGGTCTATCACGCGTCGGTTGACACGCAAGCCCGTGCGATGAACGCATCACCCGAAGACTTGCTAGCCGAAGCCCGCACCCAGGTCGCCGACCTCCAGCGGGATTTCAAAGCCCAGGCCGACCTGTTGGCCGAGGCATCCACCAATCTTGATTCGCTGCGCGGCGAAGTCGGATTGCTCACCGCCGAAATCGAAACGCTCAAGTCAGAGCGTGATTTGGCGACAACCAACGCCAGCACGCTGCAAACCCGTGTTGCCGACCTCCAGGCGTCGCAGGCTGATTTCGACACCCGCGTCCAGACCGAGGTTGCCCGCGTCGTCGCCTCCACCGGCACCACGCTGCCGGCCCGCGTCACTCCCGCGGGGGACGCCACCCAGGCTGCGGACCTTCACGCGCAGTTTGCCGCCATCACCGATCCCACCGCACAGACCCTCTTCTGGCGCAAGCTCACCCCCGAACAACAGGCCCTCATTCTCAAACACCAAGCCTAACAACACCCCGTCATGTCCAATACCCTAACCAACGTCAAAGACATCAAGGTCGCTCAGAAGGCGCTTACGCCCTTCACCGCGAATCTGATGCCCGTCACATCGTTCTCCAGCAACTTCGGCCCGCAGCCCTCCGACAAGGGCGACACCGTGCGCGTGCCCCTGATCGGCGCGCCGTCCGGGTCCAGCGACTTCGCCGGTGACTACACGTCCAATTCGGACTCCACCGTCACCACGATGCCCGTCACGCTGAACCGCCACAAGTTCAAGACGGTCCACGTCACCGCCCGCGAGGCGTCCGAAACCGCCATGGACCTGCTCGATACCTTGGTGGCCACCGCCGCCCAACAACTGGCCCAGGACGTGTTGCTGGACATCATGACGGTCATCACCCTGGCCAACTTCGGCACTCCGGGTATCCCCGCGCTGGCTGCCACCGCCTTCGATTACAAAAAGGTGCTCGGCCTGCGCGAAGCCTGCGGTGCGGTCAAGATGCCCGCCTCGCCGCGTTCGCTGGTGCTCGACGCCGGTTACTACACCAACCTGTTGGCCGACGACGTGGTGGCCAAGAGCTTCAACCTGAACTTGAGCGCCCCTGGCGTCACCGAAGGTTTGGTCAAACGTCTCGCCGGATTCGACATGCATGAAACGGTGGTCATTCCGTCGGATCACGCGGAAAAGCTCGTTGGCTTCGCCGTTCACCCGAGCGCGGTCGCGGTGGCAATGCGCTACCTTCAGCCGGTCGCCGACTACCAGCAGGCCGGTGCCGTCACCGATCCGCAAACCGGCATGACCTTCGGCTACCTCCGCTTCACCGACACCCGCGCCAACAAGGTGTTTGTCACCCTGGAATGCCTCTACGGCTTCGCCCTCGGCAAGGCGGATGCCCTCAAGCGGATCGTCAAGCCCTAACCAACAACTAACCAACCAATCACCACCATGCTTCCATTCAGCCAAACCGGCAATGCCGGATCCACCCTCAGCCATGTTGTCATTCCCGCCGGCGGGCGTGACCGCGTCCGTGTCCAGTATGTGAATGCCACCTCCGACAAGGCTGGTTCGCTGCTCACCTTCAAGGCACCGTCCACATCAACGGTCGTCACCGCCACCAGTGCCGCCAATCAGGCCGTGGTGAACTGCGTGCCCTATACCGGGGCGGCACAGAACGACGTGGTTGTGCTGTTCTCGTCGGTCACTGGAACCGGCATTCGAGGCGTGGTTACCTCGGTGCAAGCCGGGGTGTCGATCACGCTCACGGCCAACCTCGGCCTGGCCCTGGCCCCCGGCGACACGGTTCACCTGATGGCCTCCAAGGCGCAGATCCCGGTCGGTGCCGCCACCAAGGAAGCCAATGCGCCAACAGTGTTCGTTGTGCATGAAGGTCCGGCCCTGATCGAACTGGATGGCACGTCGGCCTGCCGCATCAACCTGGTGGCGGGCGAGTATTCCTGATTATTCCCGGTATGGTCTGCGGGGTTCATGGGCACCCTCTTCGGGCAACCGGAGGGGGTGCTTCATTTTGACAACATCACACCGGCATGGGACTCGAATCGGAAATTCTATCAGACCTGCGCCAATTGCTCGACGAACACGGGGTGAAAGCACGGTGGCAGGGCATCGACCTGCTCGTTCTCGTCAGCAAGGTGGACATCAAACAGCAGATCGACATGGGCGGGTTCGTCGAATCGCCTGACCTCAGCCTGCGGGTGCCCAAGGTGGCGTTTCCCGGCCAACACCCGAAGTTCGGCGAGCGCATCGAGGTGGACGGAACGGAATACCGCATCTCGCAGGTGTCGGGCCATCCGCGTTCACCGCTTCTAACACTCAGCCTATCCACCACCGATGAGTGACGGCTCCATCCGCTTTACCGCAAAGATGAAGGGCGGCAGCGACGTTGCACGTCTGCTCAACCGCTATCCTGAAAAAGTGGGCAGGACCCTCGAATCCCTGGTGAAGCAGGAAGCACGCGGCCTGGCGGTCGAACTGGCACGCAACACACGGCCATTCGGGTTTTCCGAGAAGGCGAAGAAGCGCGGGGAAAAAGCAGTGGCCGGCGACATCATCAAAGTGTTCGCGCTGCCCTCCGATGCATTCGAGAAAACCCAACCCGCCGATCCTGCCGCTTCTGATAGATTCT